TCCTTCTTTCTCCTCTTCATTAAACCCGCAGATAACAAAATAAATTGCTCCCAAGATTTAATATAGCCCTTCTCTTTTTCATCCTCTTTCAACCTCTCTAAATCAATAAAATCCTTGTCCTCAAAGTTTAACCTTATCTCTCTCATTGTTCGCCCCCATATTGTTCAACAAATCTCTCATTTATCTTTCTTAATCTAACGAAAGCAACCTCATCATTATCGTTAATAAAAGTCCTAATTTCCCAAGTATAGCCCTTACTATTCTTAACTAACTTAAATGTTTCTTTCAATTCAAATTTAGGTTCATTTTCTTCCATATTTTCTCCTTATGTTTTCCATCCATTCTTCACTTTCCATTTTAGCTTCTGCTATTATATCGTCTTCAGTTTCCTTAGAAGGAAAGTAGTCTGGATCTAAATCACTCATATCTATCATATAATACTCACTCACTCATACTATTTAAATGTTTCGTTTTATATAATTACGCCCCGTTAAAGAAAAATATTCTCTATTGTAAGTTCTAATAATATCATATATTTGACTTCGGAGTTTGGGACAAGGAGTATTTTTTAAATCCTCTTTAAAAAGTTCTATTTGTTGCTCCAATAACTTAACTTTTCGTTCTAACGTTTGCTGCCCTGAATTCAGAAACGACATTATTAAATTGAGTTTGTTTCTCGTCATCTATTTTAAAGATAATTTTAGCGTGATAATTTCTTATTGTTGATTCTGCACTAGAAAGAATTTCAGCTATTACAATATCGTCTTCGGGCACGTTTTTTATTGTTAAATCCATTAAAGAAGTAGGGTATACTTATTTATAAACCTTTCATTTATGGTAATGTCGTAACTGCGGTTAATATTCCATTTTTAAAAGTCATAGAGGTAATATTTCCTGAAGTTGTTGCGTCAAAATTATAAGTTGCTGATAAACCTGCGCTTCCGTCAGAACTCTCATATCCCCCATTAGCTCTAATTGTTTGAGAGAAAATATTTTTAGGAGTTGTCCCTGTTAATGTTATCGTGCAAGAACCCGTTGAGGATATTGTTTCACTCTTATAGTTTGAAGTGTCATATCCTAATCTTAATTGTTCGGTTGTAGAGAGAATATGCAATTTCGCACCAATAGAAGAACTAACTCCCATACCTATCTTTCCACCACTTGATTCATTTTCTATGTATATTCTGTTTGTCCCTGCTGTTCTAAATTGAATAGGGGCAGACGCTACTCCCGTTGTTCCCGTATCAAAGATAATACCCCCCGACATAGCGTTATCTGTTCTTATTCTGTATGCTGAAGCTACACCAGGTATTGCACTATAAGTTGAAGAAAATACTTGTTGAACTCCACCTGTTCCTGCATCATTTACCATATAAATTCCGGCAATAGCACTTGAACCATTACTCGCGTTCTCTATCCTTACGTAACTTGCCCCATTAGTTGTTTCTTTAGTGTGTAGAATATTTGATGGTGTTGTTCCAATACCCACCTTTCCCGCAGTATCTACCCTCACTCTTTCTGTGTTATTAGTCTGAATTATCATAGGGTGATTTGTATATGTTCCGAAATAACCAGCACTCGCTCCACCCTCTAATCTTGTTGATGCTCCACTCTGCCTAATGCTCCACACAGAAGCATCTGAAGATGAGTTTGCTTCTATGGTTGATGTGCTTTTTATAGTTCCATTTACATCTAAAGTTGAACCCGGAGTTTTGCCTACCCCTACTCTTCCATTTGTCGTATCTATTGTTACAATATTTGTAGAACCATCTGCTTTATTGATTTTAATTGCTGTTGTGCTATCTGCATTAGGATAAATAATAGGTGTCTTAATTGCTGTAGAGAAATAAGGCGCTCCATTTGATATTGTTTGAGCGGTTGTTTGGTCTAATTTCAAATATATTGGAATTGTAATGTCTATTGTTTCGCTAAGAATATTTTTAGCCCTTATTGTCCCATCCCAATAAATAGTATCTTTCCCTTCACCACTCCATCCGCCCATTATTGAACCCCCTCATAACTTATTTGTTGTCCGGTTATCTTATTAAATCTCTTTTCTCTTGGAAATGTCATAATAGAATTATCTTTTTTACGTGTTTTTTTAACTAAATCTTTTATCTTGTACCAAGCAGCCGACTTTGTAGTAGTTGTTGCTATATCCTCAGTAGTTACAGAAATTATTTCATAACACCCGTTAGATATTTCCTCTGGAATACTATCTTCCTGAAAACCTATTATAAAATCAACATTTGTTCCAGTAACTGGATAAACTACCCCTGCGTCTTCTTTATACTTAAAACTATATGACGCTCCAGATTTATAAGAAGTTATGTAATAACTTGTACCTGAAATTAAAGAATAGTTGAAGGTTGCTACATTAGAAGAATATGCCGATGAAGCTAAAACTACTTTAGAAGTATTCAATAATTCACAAGTTGTTGCATTTCCCCCAGAACGTTTGGCTACCGATGTAAGAGTACAATTTTTTTTAGCTGTGAATTTAACTCCAAAATGTGTTGCGGTTGAAGCTGTACCTGATAAAGTAAATCCTACTGCGTCTGTTACCATTCAAAATTAAAGAATTAAAACTATTTAAGTGTTTTTATGTTCCCTGAGTTCCCTTAATCCATACAATAGCCTGAGGGTCTGTAACTTGGGTTACTCCATACTCATAACTTCTTACCAAAACAGATTTACCGGGATCTTCCTTAGTAATTGTAGTTAATGGTACTAATTCTTTCCAGGTTGCGCATATTTTCGGTATTACGACTAAAGCTTGAGAAGCAGTAACCGAATTAGAAACGACAAGTTGTATTCCAGCTAATTCTCCTTGTTTTCCATTTGTTGCGACTTCATTAGCTATTGATGGGAATTGGGCTCCTTTCTCAGCTAAATAGTTAAGAATACTTCTGTAATCTCTTGGCGAAACGAAAGCCATACAATTAGATGTATCGTAATTGGATGTACCCATAAGTTGTTTAGCTTGAAGTAAGTCGTCTATAATTGCAGCGCTACTTCCATTCCAGAACTTAGTAGCTGCGATATTGATAACTTGAATAGTAGTTTCTCCGGTTATTGCACTCCAGATTTGGTCATCTACTGCCTTAGCTACTCCTTCAGCAATCTTTCTTAATGTTCTATTTCTTACATCTACTTCTCCGGTTATAATGTCTTCCCATTGAATATTATCCTCTAATCCATACTTTTCTATGGTTGCTAATACTCTTTCCCAAGCAACAACAGCCTGAGGGAAATTAGCTCCTCTTGGTATTCCTCTAATTGCATTACCACTTTGTCCCGCTAATGGGTCAGCTTTCTCTCTGAAGAAATAGTTTTTCCAAGCGCTTGAAGGGGATATTAAACAAGCTTGCTTGAACTTATATTGTCTTTCTGCAAAACCTTTAACTGCTCCATCAAATATGGTAGTCCTTATATTCTGTGAGCCTACTTCTTGGTCAAATGCCATATTAGATTAAAACCCTCACGTTTATTACTTCTCCATCTGAAGCTGTTTCTAAAGCCGTTCCTACTATTGTAGCTCCACTTGCAGCAACAGCCGCCGTTCCAAAATCTGCGTCTTGTACTTTATTTCCACCTGCTAAAATCATTTTATGCCCTACTGCACAAGCCCCTGAAGCTGTTAATTCAAATATTCCATTAGTCCAACAACCGATAGAAGTTGAGCCGTCACTTGCTTCTTTATCTACAGCAGCAATACCAGCGAATTGAGCTCCTGAAGTTGCTCCACCTGAAGCTGTTCTTGGATCAGATAAAACAAGTAATGTTCCTTTAGTAATTGCATTAGCATCGGCACAAGTATATCTTCTTACATCTCCTTCACAATTAGAACCATATAATTCTACTTTTTTTGCTTCATTAGCCATAGAAAATATACTTAAAGCTTATATTTAAATCTTTCCCTCTTTCCTTAATTGATAAAGTTTTATCAAAACAGCCAAAATTCCAAAAACTGCAACCTCAATTTCTAATATCATAGTCCCTCTTGGTGATATTTTCCAGCTGTTCCGAAATCATAATTTTTAACTTCATCCTTTTTGTAGCCAATAGGGATAATAGAAATACCCTGCAAATGTATCATTCTTTGCCTTTCGCTCTCCTTAGCGTCTGGAATAGGGCTTAAACCCATTATTCTACGTACAATGGAGATAAATTTGTATAAACTCTTTGGTACAAAATGCCTTTTATGTTTAACATCTAAAGAATATAATAACTCGTTTAAGTTATCTGTTTCCTTTCCGTCTGGAGTAGGTGACTTCTCCGGGAATACATATTCCCATAATTGAATGGGTCTTAATGCACCTTGTACATAAGCTAATTCCTCTTTTCCGGTTTCTAAGTTTTTACGTTTCCATAAATATCTTTGAGCTTGTAAATCTATCTTCATCTGTTCAATGGCTGCATTAATCCCTCTTGTACCAAAAACTAAGTGCATTTTACCTAAATCTCGCCAAAATATCTTTAATTTCCTTATCGGCTGCTTCTTTTTCTAATTCTTCTTTGCTCTTGTTTAATGTTCCAGCTTCGGCTTTTCCCGATAATAAACGCCTTGCAATCAATGCTTCTATTTCATTTTTATATCTCTCGGCTTTCGCATTAGCTTCATCTAATAATTTTTGTGTTTTCTCAGCTCTTTCTATTATGCTCATTGTTTCAGAAACATTAGGAGAAGAAACGGGTATATTAGAGGTTAAAACTTCCCCTTTTGTTTCTGAATTAGTATTATCACCCATTAATTAGTCACTCACTCATTATATTTAAATGTTTCGTTATAAAAATTTAAATAAAGGGATATGAGAATATTCTGCTTTTTCGGTACTCCAAAAATCTTTAAATTGTACTAAAGCAACACCGGTAGCCGTCAATAATGCAGTTATAAAGCTTTGCATTGTTATATTACCCGCTGAAAATGCACCCACTAAAACTAAAGCACCGCTTAATAGAGAATTTACAACATTCCATACTATTTCTTTATTTTGTTCATTCATTTATTTCAACCTCGTTAAAACTTTGTTGAAAAGCCGTAGGATTAGGGGATAAAATCGCTGCCGCTAATAGTGTCTGTTTATTAGGCAATCTTCTTTTATAAGCTTCTAAAGCTGTTAATTCATCTCCACCATTACTAAGGAAACTCTTTAAATTAGTTGAGGTATCTTCTTTTAGCATTCTTTCCGCTGCATAAATATTTGATATTTCTATATCCCATAAATCAATAGCTTGGCTTGGGCTTAATCTACCCGCATTAGTCTGATCAATTATCCAATCAATATTAGATTTTGAAGTAGTAAATACCTTAAATGCTTTTTTTACGTCTTGTCTTTCGCTAAAACTTATTTTAGTATATGCTCCACCTACGGCTCCCGCAATACCCCCTACTACTCCACCAATAACTCCACCTACTGCCGTACCTACCGGGCCTGCCACCGCAGTACCTATAGTTGCCCCCGTTGTTGCTCCAGCTTTAGCTCCTACAACTGCTCCACCTAAAGCTGCACCCCCCGTTGCTGCCTTACCTACTAAACCCTCGCCGTGAGGTATATTTTGTTGCATTTGTTCGGGACTTCCTAAAGAAACTTGCCCCGCTTGTCTTTTTTGTTCTTCTGTAATAGCTAAATCTCTTTGAAGTGCTCCCTCTTTTTCAAAAGCTTGAGTTGCGGGTCCGCCTTGTTTTCTTAATTCATTCGCAGCCAAAGTTTCAATTTCGCTGGGACTTAAACCCAGAAATGTTCTGCCGTCTGGTAAAGTTATCCCACTTGGTCGCCCTGTTTCTCCACTTCTAAAAATCCTTTGGCTTGGTTCTTTAGGTTGTGTAGTTTGTACGGGTTGAGTAGTTTGCGTAGGTGTTTCTAAATTAAATTTATCAGCTGCTTCTTCTACCTTTTTACGCTTCTTTAATGGTCCTGCTCCGGCCTTATCCCAATTAAGAGGCATTATTTATTAACTCCTGGAGTTATATCTCCTGGCTGAAACTCTAAACCTTGTCCGCTGTCTTTTGCTTCATCTTGTTTAAGGTTTTCCAATAAAGAAGTAGGTGGATTAAAGGTTATTCTTAATCCTAATTGGTTCCATAATTGTAACTCTAAAGCTCTTTGCTCCTTTTTAACAATCTGTTCAAAAGCTAAATAAATAACCTTAGCTTCGCTTTCACTACTTTGCCCACCCCCGCCCGGTACTATCTGCGGTAGCCCTATAACTCTGTAAAACTTATTCCTAATATCATCTCTCCAATTTAATACAACCGGGCTTATATCTGCTTTAATAACTTCATAATTTACTGCGTTCTCATCATCGGGGATATAAATGTTTTCTCCCTTTGCTATCGCTTGGTCCATTTTAGCAATAAATGCGTCTATCTTTCCTTGGTCGTCTGTCCCCAATTTAAACATAATAATTGGTCGGCTCTGCCAATGCATAATCTTCTTTAAATCGTCAAAACTCTGCTCATCTGCTAAGATAGTTTCCTCTACTGCGTCAATATCGCTAATCCCGTGTATCTGGTCTGCTAATCTGTTATTTGAAATATGCAAAATATCTTTAGGTTCAAATTTAACAACACTCTTATTTTTATCGCTTATCTTATTGGTCTGTTCATATCTCTTAATCATTCCTTTTCTATCTACAATAATCTTCATACTACCCGGGTCTAAAGGTTTTAAGTTAATTAAAGTACCATCGTCGGCCCTCATTATTTCAGCAAAGAAATCTCCACCTATCCTTCTAACTATCTCTAAATTAAACAAAATATCATCAAAAGTATCTTTTCCCCAGCCGTTTATATGGTCTAAAATAACAGCTGTTTTAGCGTCACAAGTATAACCTTTTCCTACGTTCCATATCGCTTTTAGAATTATTGCACTCTTTAAATCCGGTACCTGATTAAAATAACCCCATTGCTGACCCCATTTGGAGTTCTGATATTCTGTTTCATCTTGGTTGCCTACTCCATCGGTATTCATAGCGTCAATAGAATAGTCCTCTATTGCATTAGTTAAATCACTACTTGTTGCGCTTGTTATGTCTAATTTTGGCATATTATTATATGTTCTCCATTTTTATAAATCTATCTTAACCGGCAAATTTAATATACATCTTGAAAAAACGCTGGTATAATCCCCAATAACTATTTCTCTGTTCATACTATCGGTTAAAAACCAAGCGTCAAAATTCGCGCTTGAGCTATCGCAAATTAAATTAAGTCGTATTTTATCCCCTATTGAAAGGTGTGTCGTGGAAATATCAAAAGCGTAACAAGCGTCGTAATCCCTTGCTGTCCCTGCGTCTAAAGTTTCTGATTTTGCTTGTTGGCCCGTTCCCAAAAGGTATTCAGTTGCTCCAACCACTTTATACAAATTAACTATAAAAGTGCTCGCAACCCCGCCCGTTCCCCCACCAATTCTCCTTAAAATATTTTTAAAAGAAACATAACACTTACCCTTTAATATTATGGGTTTATTTATTGTTAAATCAAAATTAACATCCGCCGTGTTATTAACTGCTCTTACACAACCATTTGAAGAAGTTCCCGTAATTCCTTCGGGATGGTTATAAGCCGGATTAACAGATAATAAACCTGCCCCAGAAGTAGTTACGGGATATAAAGTAACACTACCTACCCCACTTGCGAGCTCTACAAAATCGTAAGAAGCTACTGCCCCTTCCCCAAGATTTTGGTATCTATTTGGTAGAGCCATTTTACACCATCACGTCTTGAACCGCTTTATCTTTCAAATCTCTTAAATCATCTGCAATATCATCATACAAAACATTAAGCATAGTTTGAGCTTCCGCCCTTGACGTATAGCCATCCATATTATAATTTATTATCATTTTGGCTATCATATTAGCTGCAACATTCCCTAAAATACCTTTATAATTAGTCCCTACACTTGCATAATTAGTAACCCAATCATATCTGGTTTTAGCACATATTCTCCCCTCTGCATAATCACTCCATTTAGCTAAAGTAGCCCCGCTTGCGACTATCGTAGTATTTGCATAGCTCCCGGCTGCGCTTATTGCTGCTTGCGAAGTTGTTAAAGTCCAGCTCATATTAAATCTAACCTCACGTGTTCAATTTTAGCAATTAATTTTTCTAACATCTCTCCAATAACATAAAAATCATCTGATAATATTGTCTTTTTAACTTCTTCACCCGTTGGGTCTATGTCTATAAGTTTTTGGGTAGTGTATTTTGCGTCAAAGTCCATATAATTAGTACCTAACCCATATATTTAATCTTTTCTCTTGGACGACTAACCAAGCAGCCCTTATAATTCCCTCTGCAATGTGAGTATAATCCCCGAAAATCCTCATTCTTGTCTTTTCATTCTCCTTAACAACATACTCATATTGCACAGACTTCAAAGAAGCTATTAACTCATCATCATCCAATAGTTTAATTTTTTTATGCTCCATTAAAGCCAATAAATTCATATACATATCCTCTTTTATCAATCTTTTATGGCTTTTATCATCTCTATCTAAACTCCTTCTTGCATTATTTAAAGAAATAATCTTCTTTTTTGTGCTGTCTTCCCTTAAAAGTGCGTCAAATACAGCAACACCTAAACCCCCGTCGTCTATTCCTATTTTTCTAAATTTGTATGTTCTCTCTAACCCTAAAACTTTTTGTGTCGTTTCGGTCGTTCTCGTCTTGGTGGTTGTGATGCTTTCCACTTGTTTAATTGCTTCTCTGTTACTCCCGTCCAAAATCTCAAACGTGCTTTCGTCCATTCCCATCGCTGCAACATCAATTCCACAGAAATATCTTTTGCCATCTTCTACCTTATTTGGTCTTTTAAGAACACAACAATCCTTTATTAATTCATCGCTAAACATCCTTCTTAATTCATCCAAAAAGACGGCTAAATACTCCTGAGCATACTCTAATTTAGACATCCTTGTTTTTTCTGCTTCCAAAAACTTCTTATCGTGTCTTGGGCAATCTTCAGCACTTACATAAAACTTCTTAAAATCATCTCTTAATGAACAATCGTAAAAATATCCCTCTTTTCCTCTCGGAGTAGATAATAAATCCATAGTTCCGCCCGTTACCGATAACATAGGAGAAACTGCTATAAATATCTCTCTCGCCATTGGAGCTGCTTCATCAACAAATAACTTCTTTATTGTGAATGTTCTTAAAGTATCTCCGGTATTTCCCGCTGCATAACACATAATAGAAACTCCATTTTTTAAGTTAATCTCGTGCATAGTAGGTTTATCTTTCCCTCTTTTAATCATATGAGGATGTCTTGCTTCTAAATACATTAAAGTTTTAAAAAATAAATTATATGCTTGTTTTTCTGTTAAGGCAATAACTAAATAATCTCCAGGAGTTTTCTCTGCAACCGCACATTCGGCTATTTTAATACTCGCCGCGGTAGTTTTTCCACTTTGCCTACCGCAACATAAAAAACAATTACCTTTTTCGTCAATATATTCTTTCTGCCAAGGGTCTAAGCTAAGCCAAGGTTTGTTGATATCATAGTCCATCTTTTTTGAATATGGTCTTAAACCTCTTTTCAAAAGCCTTCTTACAATCTTCTCTTATCCTTGCCCATATCATTTCATCTTTTTTAAGGTTAATCTTTCCTTTCTTAAAGCCATCTAAATAACCGCTTTGGTACATTTGTATATAGGCGGTAGCCTCATCGGTAGCCCCTACAATCTTTTTGTCTATTTTCTTATCCATTTGATATATATTCTTCCATCAATCCTTTTTTATTTAAAAAGTCTGCATATTTGTTTATATGGTCTGTTAATCTCTCAACCTTAGCAACTAAAGATGAATTGCTATCTAAGATCTCTCCGGAAAGATATTTTCTCTTTTCTGATATTGCTTCTTGTAATAATCTTGAAGGACTTAATCCATTCTGGTTACAAAAAGCTTTATCTTCAGCAGATAAACTAACACAGATAATTGCTCTTACTCCTAATTTCATTTTACTCATAAATTATTTAAATATATATACTATTTAAGCTTTTCTATTCTTCTTATTTTATTTATATTTTATATACTTTTATTATTATTATTATTATTATTCTACCATTATTTAAATAATTTATATAATTTATTCCATACGTTCCATAGGAAACATAGGAAACATAGGAAACATAGGAAACATTCGCC